TTCTCATTGTCATTAACTAATCCATCGGCACAATCTGATTTATTACGTATTGAACAATGGAAAGAAAAAATTACTCTTTATAAAGACGCAACGTCTGACCAATCACAAGTTGGTATCTTACCAGTATCACATACTTGGGCTAAGAAAAATATCTTGGGTATGAGTGATAGTGAAGTGTTACTTGATTTACAACAACAACGTTTAGAACGTGCAATGGGATTTGAATTAACAAACACTCAAAATATTATCAAACGTTCTGGTGTATTTGATGAGGTGGATTCTAAATACGGTATCTCTGAAGATGAAAGACAGAAATTAGAAGCATCAGGAGCTTTAGGTGGTGAGGAACCGGGAGGTGGTGGAATGGATATGGGTGGAGGTGCACCAGCACCTGCCGCAGGTGGAGACGCTGAAGGTCCATTAAGTGAGTCATATGCACCATCTAAATCTAAGAAATCAAAAATATTAGGTATGTTAGGTGAAGAAAAAGAGGGTAACAACATATTATTTGATATGGAAAGAGCTCAACAGAATATTTATGAAATAGAGAATAAATTGAACGATATTTTAAACGATTAGAAATGAACAAATTCGGGGTTATTAAAACAAAGATGTTAACAAAATTAACTGAATCTTATTCAAATGAAAATAAGAAAGAAGTTAAAGACATATTAAACACAATTAAAGAAAACAAAGATTTTAAAGAAATGTATTTGTTCTACGAAGAAGTGGAAAATAAATACATCGAAGATAAAGAGACCGCGAAACTTTATGTTGAGGGTTTAAGTACAATGCTTAATGGTAACATTAAGAACCTATCGACGTTTTGTGAATCTTTAGACAAGAAATTAGGTGGTGTTGACACACAATCTAATGAACTGTATGAATCATTAGATGTATTATCTGAAAAAGATACATTATCAAACATTGAGAACAAAGTAATTGCAAAAAAGAAATTAGTAGAACATTTAACAACTAAAAAGGATATACAAGAATCTAAAGGTTCGACATTAGTTCCAAATGAATCATTATTACAAGCTGTTTTAGCAAACAATTTTAATGTATTATATTCTAACACATTATCAGAATCACAAAAAGAAGAATTAAAAACTATTTTATCAATCCCTCAAGAGGAATTAACAACTAAAACAACAGAATTAAAAGAATCTATTATTAATCAAGTATCTACACTTTTAAGTGAATCAAATGATATTGATTTAACCACTAAATTAAATAAAGTAAGAGATGAGGTTACACAAATGACAACATCAAAATACAACTACTACAGATTAACAGAATTAAAAAACGGTCTTAATTAAGACCGTTTTTTATTTGTTGAACATACACCGCTTTTAAAACCTCTTTCCTTCTAGTAACTGAAGGTTTTACAAATTCTTGTCTTTCCCTCAATTTTTGGATTTGTTTAGTTTTTTGAACTTTTTGTTTATAAGTTCTTAAAGCACTTTCGATGTTTTTTTCTTTTGATAAGTCGATTATAATCATAATATAATAAGTATATTACAAATATATAAAAATTTTTTGGTTTTGTAACATTTTTTTCTTATAATTTGTATAACACCATAAAATAATATATAATAATGAGAAATTAATGAAAACAGGTAAGTATATCCCATTAGGGACTTACAATAATGTAAAAATCGGTTATGGTACCGTAGACTTTAAAAATCTTAAAACCATTTATTTGAAATTGAATTCATGGGTACAACCCGAAAATGACACTGAAGATTATAATCAAACAATTCTAAAAACAAGAAGAAAAATTAAGGAATTTATTTATGATTTAAAAAACCCGCATTTTAAGCAACAATCAATTGTGGATTTAGATATTAGAACTAAGGGTATTAAGTTAGAAAAAAGGTCATTTATGAATTTAGAAATCACATTATATGTTGAGAAACAATTTGATGTGAAAACAAAAGAAATAAAGAATTTAATAAAAAACTTATTAGAAGATGTTGTTAATGATGGTTTAACAGATAAAAAACTATTCAATTTTCACAAATCTAAAAAATAATAGGGATATCGATGTATTTATAGTAATAAAATCTATAAATGAAGATATTAGGACCAAAAGAAACGGGACATGGGATTTTAATAGAATATGACGCAGGCCATGTTTCTCCCGAAGACAACAAAAAAATTATATCAGAAATGAAGGATATGGACTTTTCACAAGACCTTATCCTTTATGCTGTTTTACAAAAATACGATACTCCAAATAAGAACGGAAGAATATATCCTGAAGTTCTATTAAAGAGAGAAAACGAAAAATATCAATCACTTATTAAAAAGGGTGGTGCTTTAAACGAATTAAATCACCCTTCATCTTCTCTAATCGATTTAGATAGAGTTTCACACTCAATTCTTGAGACTTGGTGGGACGGTAAAATGTTAATGGGTAAAATCAAATTATTCACTTCTCCAGGTTGGAAGAAGATGGGTATTGTTTCCACAAGGGGTGACCAAGCGGCAATGTTAATTATGAACGGAGCCACTTTGGGTATATCCTCACGTGGTGTTGGTTCCCTTAAAAACGTTAAAGGTCAAAACATAGTACAAGAAGATTTTGAACTTGTTTGTTTTGATTTAGTTTCATCTCCATCAACTCCAGGTGCATATGTGTTCGGTGATATGTCAGAAAGAGACCAATATCAAGAGGCCGAAGAAAAAAAGGCTCCTGTGGAAGATAAAATGAAAAGATTAATGGGCAAATTAGATACTTTTTTATCCAAATAATAAATTTTATAGGGTTATTAATATTGGGAAATAGGATTTTTCATAAAATGACACTATTTATAGTATAATAAAACAAAATTTCACAATGACTGAAAAATCAATTTTAGAACAAGCGTTACTTCAAGTACAAACACTTGAAGAAGCAGTAAAGCAAAATGCAAAGGGTATACTTGCTTCAACCATGAAACAAGAACTGAATGACTTGCTTAAAGAATCATTGGAAGAAGAGGAAGAGGAAGTTGCAGAACAACCAAATCCTGAAGAAGAGGAAACAGATGATATGTCAGACGAAGAAGCTACAGCAGATGATGCTGGTGCTGATGACGCTGAAAATGTGGACGACCTCGATAACGAAGACCCAAGTAAGGGAATCGATTCATTAGACTCAGAAATGGGTGATGATGAATTACCTACCGATTCTGAATCAGAAGAAGAGGAACCATCTATGGATGATTTTTCTGCACCTGAAGAAGATGAAGATGTTATGGATATGACAGATGCTTCAGATGATGAAGTATTAAAAGTATTCAAAGCTATGAAACCAGAAGATGGTATTGTAGTTAAAAAAGACGGTAACAACGTTGAACTTACTACGGATGACGAAGATTACATTATCAAACTTGATAGTGAAGATGAAGAATCAGAATTCGAAGCTCCAGAAATGGAAGATGAGATGGACGAAGAAATCATGTACGAAATTGAGTTAGATGAAGAAGAATCTGATGAAATGGAAGTTTCAGAAGAGGAAGAAGAAGAATCTAAAGAAGAAGAATCTAAAGAAGTGGAAGCTACTGAAGCTGCAAGAACTTTTGCAAATGACGTTAGAACTCCGGCGAACCAAGGTAAAAAATACAAAGCTGGTCGCCACGAAATGAATGAAGAAGTTGAAAACTTGAAAAAGCAAAACGCTGAGTACAAGAAAGCTTTAGTTCTTTTCAAAGAGAAACTTAACGAAGTTGCAGTATTCAATGCAAACTTAGCTTACGCTACACGTTTATTTACTGAACATTCTACAACAAAACAAGAGAAATTGAACATTTTAAAGAGATTTGATACAGTTTCTACAATGAATGAAGCTAAAAGCTTATTCAATACAATAAAAACTGAATTAGGTACAAAAACTACAGTTACCGAATCAGTGGTTACAAAAATTTCTAACACTCCATCTACATCAGCATCTCAAGAAGTATTGGCAGAAGCGAAAGCTTATGAAAATCCACAATTCAAGAGAATGAAAGATTTAATGGGAAAATTAAAATAATAAATTAAAAAACAAAATACAATTCAAAAATGGGAGCATTATTAGAATCAGGTATGGTTGGTAACATCGGTCTTAAGCACCTTCGTGTTATCAAAGAAGATACCATTAAAAAATGGGATGACTTAGGATTTTTAGAAGGTCTTAACGGTCACCAAAAAGATAACATCGCGCAATTATATGAAAACCAAGCGTCTTACTTAATCAACGAAGCAGCAGTTGCTGATGCGTCTGGTTCATTCGAGACTGTGGTATTCCCTATCATCCGTCGTGTGTTCTCTAAATTATTAGCTAACGACATCGTGTCTGTACAAGCAATGAACTTACCAATTGGTAAATTGTTCTTCTTCGTACCTAAAATTCAAGAAAGAAATGCAAGTAATGCACACTATTCTCCTTACGGTATCCCAGGTGGTGCTGGTGGATCTAGTGCTTCAACTGGTTACACAGGTATTAACTTGTACGATCGTTTCTACGAGAACAGTGATGCAAATGACCAAGGTTTATTTGATTACTCTAAAGGTGATTTCACAGTAGTTTCTTTAACAGGAACTTCACTTCATGAATTCGCTGCAGGTGAAGAAGGTAACGGAGTTACTTATACTTCAGGTTCAACTGTAACTTCTTTAGGTTCAGTAGTATTAAAATTAACAGGTTTCTCTAAATTAGGTCAAGGTAAATTAGCTGGTCCAGACGGTAACGAAATGGATACAGAAGAGTTCTTGGCTTCATTGACAGTATCTTGTCCTCGTATCGCAGGTTTAAGTGGTAGAACTTCTTTACCATTTAACGTAGTAACTCAAAAGTACGGTAAAGGTATCGTTGAGTACGGTTCTAAGTCTGCAGGTACTAACGGTAACAAGTTTAACGATATCTGTGATGAAGATGGTTCAATCTTCTTAAATGTTGATTTACAATCTTACGCAGCTACTTCAGGTTTCGCTAATTTCAATGTAACTGGTACAACATCTTTAGATGGTACTGACTTTACTGCAACGTATCGTCGTTATGCAACTTTAGAATTTGAAGATGCAATCGGTGAAGTTTCTTTCGATTTAGAATCTGTAACAGTTTCTGTAACTGAAAGAAAATTAAGAGCTAGCTGGTCTCCAGAATTAGCACAAGACGTTAGTGCGTTCCACAACATTGACGCTGAAGCTGAATTAACAGCTTTATTATCTGAGCAAATCGCTGCTGAGGTAGACCGTGAAATCTTACGTGATTTACGTAAAGGTGC